AATTTAAATAAAACAATTAATAATGGTGGTCTGGATAGTAGCGCACCTCAACCATCTACACCTCAAACTGGTATAGGCAACTTTAAATCATTGAGTGGTGCATTAAGTGCGATAGGTGGATTCGGTGGAAATTTTGGTAATTATTTTAAAAAAGAGAAAATTGGTAGATTAAAACTTTTTGAAGGAGATACTCTATTACAATCTAGATTTGGGCAGAGTATTAGATTATCTGGTTATAATAATGGTAAAAATGAATTTGCTCCAACTATAACAATTAGGAATAAACAAACGGAAACAGGCGGATTACTTGGGGGGTTAGGTGGTGGAGGAGATGATTCGGTTCTAGAAGATTTAAATAGGGATGGCTCTACAATTTTATTATCAAGTGGTAAATCCGCTATAAATTTTGTACCAGGAACACCGGATAAATTAGGAGGTTCTAATTTCAAAACTAGACCGGATAAATCATCTAAATTTGTTTACATAGGATTGGATGATGATTTTGGATTTGAAGCCTATCCTTCTAAATTGGATGGCGAACAAATATTCATAACTTCTGATAGATTAATCTTTTCCTCTAGAAAAAATGAAATGATTTTTTGGAGTAAAAGTCATTTTGGTATAATAACTGATGGTATATTCACTGTGGATACTGATAGGGGTATAAACATTAACTCAAAAAACCATATTGATATTCAGGCATTTGGTAATCAAATAAACCTTCACGTTGGAGACACCGGTAAAATAAATTTAGGTTCTAAGAATTTAAAACCTTTAGTTGATGGTGATGAATTAGTAAAAGTTCTCAGAGATTTAATCGCTGAAATTATAAACTTAAGAGATGGTGGATTTAGAACTCCGGCTGGGCCAGTATCGGGTATGAATCAGGAAAATGAAAACAAATTAAGAGCGATAGGAAGTAGATTATCAACTGTTTTATCGGGCACCGTTAAATTTCAAATGTAATGTGGGATATTTTTAAAGCTAGAGTTAAAAGAGTGATGGAATCTCCTCCGTTTTCTCCAGATGATTTAGCTAGGGAAATAGCTCAAGCATACGATACTTTATTAAAAACTCCTCCTTCCGGTGATTTAATGAATAAAAATCCTGTTCAAGTCGGAAACGTTCAGGCATTGGAACTAAAAATAAAATCAGTTTTACTTCAACAAGAAGCATCCGATGAGCAATTAGATATTATTAATGCCATAGCTAATGGTTTTATTCAATATTGGGCTGGGGCTACTTTGCAACCATTATATCCTCCTCTTTTACCTGTTCCGGGTGCAATTTCAAATATAATACCGGTTCAGCAAGTTTTAGTTACTAGAACTGGAATCCAAACTACAATAGCATTTACATACGAAGGATTGGATAATGTGGATGGGTTTATAGATAAATTAATTTTAGCTGCAAATGTTCATTTACAAACCGTAGGAGGAGAAATATTTACAACTGCAATTTTTCCAGGAGGAATAACCGCAGTAGGAGTTGGAACTTGGACAGGGTATTCTGCCACCGGTAATGCTTTTGATTTATCCGGTATTCCTTTAAATGCATTCCAAACAGATCCTAATAAATTAGCGGATTTGAAAAGAAAATTTGGGTTTTTGGTTAATCCAGCTGAATTAGACCAAGCTCTTCAAGATTTTGCTGATACTCAAAAAGCTAATCTTTCCGAAATTGCAGGTGGTACAGGAGGTGAAGCAGGAGATATTAGTTCGGTAGATTTAAGTGGAGAGTGGGTTAAAATCGCATCTCAATATATTTCTAAAAATGAAGGATTTACTGAGATTTCATCATGGGATGTAAACGCATATCGATTAGGATTTGGAACTGATAAAATTTTACTTGATGACGGAACTATTAAAAGAGTATTACCTGTTGCTGATTATTATAAACAAACTAATCAGAAAAAAGTACCACCCCCTATTGGTATGCAGACTACTCGAGCGAATGCTATGAAAATGTTAGAGCATGATTTAGTAAATCGTTTCAAACCAAGAGTCGTAGGAACATTTGGTAACACCCTAACCGAAGAAGAATGGAATAAATTAAGTGAACCTGCTAAAGCTGCTTTAATAAGTTATGCGTATAACTGTGGTAGTTTGAGAACAAAAATTGCTAGTGCTATTAAGGAAGGAAAATATGATTTAGCCGGGCAATATATAAAAGAAGGGCCTACAACTGGAGGTGGTGTAGTTTATCCAGGATTAGTTAGAAGAAGAGCGGAAGAATCTGCATTATTTTTATCTCAACCACTTCCTATACAGATCCCAACTGATATAACAGCCGGTGTTGCATCTACTAATACAACAACTAATAGGAATACTGCGGGATAGTATAAAATTAAAGATACAAATATTTATTAACATAAGCAAAGATATATGGATACTAACAAACTTTTTAAAGCTATTCAGCTTGTAGTAAAAGAAGAAGTTAAAAAACAAACTGCTGAGATTAAGGAACAGGTTAGAAAAGAAATCCTAGCCGAACTTAAAAAAGCTAGTGTAAAACCTACAATAGTTGAAAAGAAAATTGATAATCCTTTCGATAGAGCATTGGCTTTATTAGAGGAAGATAGAGAAGTTGAGCAAAAGCAATATACTAAAAACCCAACTTTAAACCAAATCTTGAATGAAACTGCGGTAAGACCTAATTTTAGTAGAACCGATGGAGAGTGGGGAACTATGACACCTGAAATGATTGGGTATGGTAATCCTCAGGTGGGGTATCAAAATCAATCTTCTCCGATGCCACAAACAGGAAATGATATTATCGATAAAGCAATAATGAGAAGTGCTCAGGTTTTGAAAGCGAGTAAAGATAAAAATAGATAAGATAAATGGCGATAGTAATTGGGCCAAAATTAGTTAAAGATTTACCAGAGCAAGATAGAGTTGCTATTGGGGTAACACTTCCTTTTCAAAGGGGAGCTAATGGTTATTTTGCTCAATCATACCAAACTATCGACCAAATAAAATCAAACATTAAAAATCTTTTACTTACGAGAAGAGGAGAAAGATTAATGCACCCAACATTCGGAACTGCATTATATGAAGCTCTTTTTGAACAAAATACTGATGATTTGGAAATTAAAGTACAAACATCGATAGAAGAATCTATTGCACAATGGATGCCATTTGTATCTATTGAAGAGATTTTAGTAGATCAATCAAATAGTGATAGAGATAGATATAATTTTAATATTTCACTATCATTTAGGGTTTCGGGACAACAAAATTTAGAGACTGTAACTTTTAATATAGTTGAATAATGGCATTTAAAGTAACAAATAAAAAAATAGGAAGAAATAGTAGAGATATAAGCTATTTAGGTAAAGATTTTCAATCATTTAGAGATAATTTGGTTGAATATGCTAAAACATATTTCCCATCTTCTTACAATGATTTTAATGAAGCATCACCTGGTATGATGTTCATAGAAATGGCATCATATATTGGAGATGTATTGGGTTATTATACCGATTCATCTCTAAAGGAAAGCCTTATTCAATTTGCTTCAGAAGAGAAAAATGTTTTTGCGTTAGCAAATCTTTTAGGGTATAAACCAAAATCTACTTCTCCTGCAATTACTACATTATCAGTATATCAATTATGTAAGGCAACCTCTAATGGTGAATTGGATACTAAATATTTATTGAGAATAAATCCAGGATTAGAGGTAAGGTCTAATTCAGTTTCCGGTCTTACATTTAGAACTGTGGAATCATTGGATTTTAACGATGAAAATGATAGAGAAGTAACCGTATATAGTACAACGAATATTACTAATATTCCCGATTATTTTTTAGTAAAGAAAAAAATACAGGCAATATCTGCAACCGAAAAAACGTTTGAACAAACATTTACAACATCTGAAGCCTTTCAAAAAATAGATTTATCGGATATAAATGTAATTTCGGTAGAAAGTGTAATAGATGATAATGGAAATAAATGGTATGAAGTTCCTTATTTAGCACAGGAAACAATTTACATTGATTACCCAAATGTTGAGCAAAATGATCCAGATTTATATCAATTCTCTACAACTGTTCCTTATTTGTTAAAATTATTAAAAACATCTAGAAGATTCGTTGTAAAGACGAACGATGATTTTACTACATCAATTCATTTTGGTGGAGGTGATAGTTCCTTAAGTGATGAGTTGATTATACCAAACCTTAAAAACGTAGGATTGGGATTAAACAACTCAATAGATAGAATGGCTGAATCATACGACCCTACTAACTTTTTGAAAACAAAATCTTATGGGCAATCACCATCTGCAAATAGTACACTAACTGTTACCTATTTAGTAGGAGGTGGGGTTTCATCAAATGTACCGCAAGGAGATTTAACTTCAATTACAAATATTGTTTTTAATGAAGATTTGAATGATACATATTCTGATTTTGATTTAGTAGTTTACAATTTTGCAAAAAATTCATTAGCAGTTGAAAATGAAATACCGGCAAAAGGTGGTAGAGGAGTTGATACAATAGATGAAATAAGAGAAACTGCATTAGCAAATTATGCATCTCAAAATAGAGCTGTAACTGCTAAAGATTATCAGGTGAGAGCTTTATCAATGCCAGTAAAATATGGTTCAGTTTCAAAAGTATTTGCAATAGGTGATAATTCATTAAATTCAAATTCACCAGAAGCTATTCTTAATTCAACTGAAAATGTTACTGAATTTGCGGAAATAGTACGAAGTATAGTAAATTCATCTTTAGCAAAAGGGGGAAAATTACCTACTACTAATGAAATAAAAGATAATGTAAGAAGTTTTGTTCAGAAAACAAC